TTGGATCTTTGTCTAGTACGAAGATGTTCATGCTGAAAGTATACCTCGATCTTTTGGATTGTCAATCAGTAGTTCATAATCAATATTTCATCGGATGGTTTTGTTCCACCCTTGGTCTTCATAGAATATTGCCAATCAACCTTTACTATATTATATTCATCATACATCTTGAGTAGATCTGGATGTCCATTGTATGATATTGCCCACTTGTTCTTCATCTGCTTTACCTTTTCAAAGAAGCCAACATGATCAAAATCCTTGTGTGTGCTACCTCGATCACCATACAGATTGGATGTCTCTAGCAGATATGGTGGGTCCATGTATGCAAAAAGATCTTGATGTTTTGTCATTGATTCATTGAAATCAGCAAGTTCTACACTGAGTTTGTTGTTATTGAATATACCACCAACCTGAAACTCTCTAAGTTTTTCCAAGCAAGCATTGTTCCAACTGTGTTGTTTTGGTGACATGCCTCCCGAAAAGGTTGTTCCAGAAAAACTTGTTCGGTTGAGAACAAAGAATGCAGCAGCCTTCTCCACTGGATCTTTCAGATCATCATAAGACTTTTGTAAAACGTAGAACTTGATTTTGGGTAGTGGAATAGGATACTTTTTAATCGCGTAATACAATGCCCGCTTGTTGTGTAAAACCTGTTGCCAAAAGTTTACGATAGGCTCAAACAGATCATATCCATGAACACGAATGCCGTTGTATGCACATTCTATTTCTATGGAACCACCACCAAAAAAAGGAGATACCATCTCTGTTATTCCCTCTGGAAAGTAGGGAAGAATGATCGGCAATGCAAATGATTTGCCACCGGGATAACGCAAGAGAGACTTATGTTTTGTTGGTCGCTTTATCTTCATCATTGTAGTTTACTGAAGTTTCCCTTCTTGACAAAAGTTATTTGATTCTCAAACTTGTCTATCAGTTGATCTGATTTGTGACTGATTACAAATATGTTTGTGTTTCCACTTAGAACCTGCATGAGTTTTAAGAACTCATCGGTTCCAACAACATCCAATGATGAGTCAAAGACTTCATCCAGTATCAGCAAATTTGTGTTGGCACTGTTCTTGAGTCTGGCGATCTCTCTCCATGCAAGAAGAAGAGCCAAGTCTATTCGCATCTTCTCTCCCTCTGAAAATGACATATAACTAAAACTGTCTCTGTGTCTGCTCTTAATTGTTTCGTTGAAGTTTTCATCCAAGTGAAACTGTGCAAAGAAACCCATGTCAGCAAGATACTTGTTGATCAGTTTATTGATGATAGGCAAGTAGTGACGAATGATCTTTGACTTGATTCCAGTGTCTTTGAGAAGATTGCCAACACAACCTAGTAAAAGAGCATCCTCTTTGTATTCACTCTTTGTCTTGATCAACTCATCAAGTTGAATTTTGTTGTCTTTTAAATCTGTTGCAGACTTGGTGCTTTCTGAATCGGATGTCTTTTCTGATAACTCTTTGATCTCTTTCTGCAATTTGGTTGTATACTTTTTGTTCGAGTCCACCTCACCGCGAAGTTGAACAATCTTCTCCTGCACTGATTTTAGTTTCAAGGACACCTCTCGAAGTGAATCCAATTCCTTGTTTACTGATTCAATCTCTTTGTCAATCTTCATCAAACCATCGGTGTATTGTTTCTTCTTGTCCTCAAATCTTTCGATAAGAACTTGCTTTGTTTCGGTGGGAACGTCTTGTGTGCATGTCGGGCATGTCTGCATTTCCTCGGTTTCTTGGTGTGTTCTTTCAATGCGATCATGGTTTGACTTGATCATTGTTCGTGTATTTTCAAACTTGTTTAGTGACTTCTTGATCGTTTCTATCTTGCTGGTTTTTTCCAGTAGAATTGTTTGACTTTCAATGAGAGAATCTATTGCCTTCTCTTTATCGGCTACTCCACTTTCAATCTCTTCGATCTCTTGTTGAAGATCATTTATTTTTGACTGATCCAATTCTCGGAGCGTTTCGATATGAGACTCAAGCATCTCGATCTTGGACTTGATTGTATTCATGTCTCGCTCAAGATCCTTCAACTCTTCTTTCTTTAGGGACACTCTATTCTTGAGAACAACATTCATCTCAGAGAACACTTGAATGTCCAGAACATCTTCGATGACTTGTCTTCTGTCTAAAGCAGACAACTGCATAAAAGGAACAAAGGATGAACTACCAAGAATCACAACTTGTGTGAATGACTTGTAGTTCATCTTGAGAATATTTTCCTCAAGCATCTTTTGGTAGTCTTTAGCCTTTGCATCTTGATTGATAAGACTGTCGTTCTTGTATATCTCAAATCTTTTCGGCTTGATTCCTCTTATGACTTTATATTCATCTTCCCCAACATGGAACACAACTTCCACCAAGCAACTTTTCTCGTTGATGGTATTGACTAGTTGAGGTATGTTTATCTTTCTGAATGGTTTTCCAAACAAAGCAAAGGTAACAGAATCCAGTAGTGCAAAGGATTTTCCGTGACCATTCATACCAGAAACAAGAGTTGTTCTATGCTTGTCTAGGTTTATCTTTGTCGGATTGTTTCCAAAACTACCGAAGTTCTGGAATTCAACATACTTAAATCTAATCATTATCCTCCTTTCTTTTGGTTACATTTATTGCAGGGTTTTTTTATGTTGTTGTATGGAACAAGATTGTTGAGCATTTCTTTTCTCTTGCGACAGGGTTCACAACCCTTCTTCTTTTTTATGTACTCGATCTTGAGTCCATCACCAACCTTGTGAATGATTTTTTCTACGGTATCTCCCAATCCCTCTGAGGGGTTTTCTTCTTCGGTCATTGTGATATTGCCTCCATGTATATGTCTTGTATTAGATTCTTGAGTTTGGATACATTTATCTCTTCCATTTGAGCATAGAAATCTTCGGCTTCTTTGTAGATCAACGCTAATGTATCCAATGTCATGTCAGCAAGTTCATTGTCTTCTATGCTACTATTATCATTCTCAATTATGGTTACGCTTGCAACTTTTGCATCATATAGATTATCGACAAGTGTATCCAGTTTACTTTGACTTTTCTTTTCCCGAACAAAAACTTTTAAATACTTACCTTCATATTGACTCAAATCTGAAATCATCAAATCATCTGTGTAATCAATATGTAGGTACATTCTATCCTCATTGACCACAAAGTTCAACTGATCTGTTGTGGTGTCATAGATGTAGAATCCTTTTGGTTCGTGTAGATCTGAAAATGTTATTTGATAAGGTGTTCCTAGATACTGAACATTGTTTTTTGTGTGTCTAGTGTGAAAGTGTCCAGACCATACTCGATCAAACCTTCTAAGAAGATTATCGTTCATTCCTCCATCAAACTGGACACCCCTCATCACCTCGTAACCTCTAAGTTCAAAGTGACCACAGACGATATCTGCGTGCGTGTTCTTTAGAAACTCATCACACTCTTCTTTGTTCTCCTTGTTGATCCAAGGAATCATTCCGAAGACTTTGTTGCCGATTTCTATCTCAGATGGATTTTCTATGACAATAAATCTAGTATAGCGATCACCAAACAATTCTTTGAGTGAGTTTATGTCATTGGTGTTCTTGTAGTATGTGTCGTGATTTCCAATAAGACAATACATCGTGATGTTCATCTCTTCCAGTTTCTCGATGAACCTTTCACGAACCTGATTGAGTGTATTGAAGTTGACGAACTTTCTTCTATCCATCAAGTCACCAAGATGAATTATTGTGTCTATTCCTTGCTCTTTGCAAGCAGGAAGAAATTGGTTCTCAATGAAACCAAGAAAGTAATCTAAAAATTGTTGTGAGTCGTTACGCGCGCCAAAGTGAGTATCGGTTAGAATAGCGATTCGCATTGATCTTCTCCATCATCCTTTTTATTAGTCTTCTTTGACTTTTTCTTTTTGGGAGTGAAGTTTTCTATATCCGTCGATGTAAGATTGAAGAAGTCAGCGTAGGGGTTGTTGGACATCTTATCTGGATCAAGTAGTTTAGCAATGTCACCAACACTGTCTGCTGTTTCTAGTATCTTGTACTTGATATAGTTCTGCTTCTTTTCCTTTTGGATTCTGCGAAGAAAAGCATAGTAGATAATCTGAGTGAAGTATGAAAAGGGATTGCTTGACTTTGTTGGACAGAAGTTACTGGCATACTGAACACAATTCTCTATGGCATCGCCTATCATTTCTTCTCTATATGGATAGTTTATGAAGTTTGCTCTAAGAGAAAGTCTTTCCGCTATCAAAAGAAAACACTCGCCAACATAATCAGGTATGGGCGGTTCTTCATCTCCAGTGTTCTCTGCCTCAACGACGAGTTTCTTCCACTCGGTCATTGCCTTTAGGAACTTTTCATTATCTACATAGTGGCTTTCTTCTGACATATTATGAAAGATAATCCTCTGGGTCTGGAGACCAGTCACAATAACTTGATCCGTATTTTGGATCAGCCTCTTCATCAATCAGTTTTTCTTTCTTGCCTTTTTGCTGCTGAATGATGTTTCTTATCAAGTCTTCTGGAGACTCTTCGTCATCACTAAAATCCTCTTCCTCTTCTAGACCTTTTAGATGTTTTAATATGTCACCTGTACTCATGTTTTTGATTTGTTTCTCTATGTCATTGAAAAGGTTTGCAAGACCCCTTTCGTCCGATGTTTCTGGATTGTTATCATCAAACTCTTTTTGTTTGGAGTATACCTTCAGAACATCAGAACTTGGTGTAAATATACCAAGTATAAAGTCTTTGTCAACTACAAATTCATTGGATGTTGTTGATTTCAACCAGTCAGTGAGGACCATAGCCTCATGTCGGCGACCAAGACCATCAACAAAGTTCATGTATTTGATCTCCATCGGACGAAACAACTTTAGTGTTGTCTTGTTACTTTCTGTCAACTCAGCGATGAGATTGTCACCACTTTTCAGTTTCAGTATCTTTAGTCTATGCGACATTTAGCCCTCCTTTTAGGTTGATATTGATTTGGGCATATTGAAAACTTTCACCATCATATATTTTGAGCCTTTCCTCAAAGTGACGGAGTGTGTGGTTCTTGTATTTTTTCCAAGAGAGGTCATCTGCGATGTCATATAGTTTTGCAACATCTTTATGCTCCGACTTCCGCAATTGCCGACCTATGCTTTGCAACACTCGAATCCTGCTTTTGGATGGAGATGCAAACACAATATTATGTAGGCGTTTGATGGATACACCAGTGCTGAAGGTTCCATAGGACGCAATGATGACAGCATTTTCTGTCTTTTCAACGAACTTTCGAATGGTTTCTCTTTGCTCTGCATCTGTTCCTCCATGAACAAAAAACACTTGCTTATCTGGAAACTCCTTCTTCATCATCTGATGCAATACCTTTCCATGCTTTTCCACAAACTGAAACAGAACCAATGTGTTTCCTCTGAGGTTGTTTGTCAATCTACACACAAACCTATTTCTCTCTTCACACGACACGATGTAATCTATCTCATCCTGATATGTGGATCTTTTCAGTTCAGATCTCACCGACTCTGAATGCTTGAGAAGTATAGCATCTATCTTGAGTGTTGACAACAACTTTCTTTCCATAAGTGTCTTCGTCTTTGTCACCTCATACACAGGACCAAACAACCCCTCGATTACCAACTTGTGTGTCAGTGAACCATCAAGTGTTCCTGTTGTTCCTATACGCACAGGACAGTCCTCCAGTTTGGTCATTATTGAAGTAAGTGACTTAGCCTTGAAAAGATGGCACTCATCTCCAAACACAGCACCAAACTTGGAAAAGTATTCTTTGGGTTGCTTGTATATGCTTTGCCATGTGGAGATGATGACTCTCTTTTTAAGATCATCCTTCTCTATGCCAGACATTACTCTGTGACAGTTGGTTTCCACACACCACTTGTCATTCTTTGCATAGTCCTTGAAATCAGAATACAGTTGAGAAACCAGACTTGTTGTTGGAACAATGATCAATATCTTTTTGTCCTTGGATAGTTTATCCAAGTGATAGCGAACCATAGTGTATATCATCAGACTTTTACCTGAGCCTGTAGGAGAAACCAGAAGAGTTCTATTTGCATAGAGAGCATGACGAATGGCATCCAATTGATGTTCATGTGGTTTCATTGGAATCTTAAGTTTTTCTTCTGCATATGAAAGCAGATGCTCAGTTGTATGAGCATTTCCCGGTGGTGGTATCTTTGTTCCTCCTCTTGATTTCACAAACGTATATCCACGCGCATGGGCAAAAGACTCCACATAGTCTTCAAGACCTGCGTAGATCAACTGAGAAAACATATTGTAGAGTTTGATCTGACCATCCCATATTCGCTTGCGATATGCAGGCATGTAGGTGTGACCGGGAACTTTGAAAGTAAAATAGTCTGAGAGTTCTTTTGCAATGCCTCGCTCGCACCGAACTCTTATATTTACACTATCAACATATTCAACCAGTATATCTGTCATTCCCCAATATGTAGGGAATTAATTGCCGGCTAGAAATTTATTCCAATCAATCGCGTTTCGAATCTTGTTGTGACGATAGGTGATCTCCTTTACCACAGAATCAACATACTGACACAACTCCTTGTAGTATGTCACCTGTTCAGAAAGTGTAATCAGATCATCATCACCTTCCATGTAGATTGCCATGTCCTGCTTGAGAATCTTATACTCAAAAGGTTCCCAATTCAATCGTTGCAAAGTTTCCTCGTCCATCTTTCCTGTGTAGTAGATCCACTTCAGTTTGCGCATACGACGAAACTCATTCTCTTTGCGTTCGAGAATGAGTTTGGCGTCCAAGTATATGTTCAGATACTTGTTGTGCAACTGAGGAAGACGAAGAGACTCAGTGTCAAGTTTTGTCTCGTCAATGATGGTATCTCGTTCAACCATCTCTTTGATCTTTTTGAGATTCATAGTTTAGAAGTATATCACACTATCATGTCTAGTCAAGTAGAATAAAACCGATCCATTGAACTTCTCATCACCTTCATGTGATTGAGAATCGTTTCACTGGACTTCTCCATGTAGAGATCTTTCCACTCCATGCTTTGTTCGCGTGTCATGTTCTCCAGATCAAACCTTCTTGGATCTTGATTGTAATTTTTGATAAAGGCATCATAGTGATTTGGATCTCTGGTGTTGGAGTTGTATTCGAATGCAAGTCTAGCATAGTAACTGTGTGCATACCACAATGCAAAACCATTTACACCTGCTTCCAGATAAGGATTGATAACAGTGTCAAGCATAAACTGATCTTGAACAGTCTTATAGTCATATTCAACCTTACCACCAGCAACATACCAAGGGCATGTCATTGGTATGATTGGTTTGTTGGTTCCAAGTCTTTCATTGAACATATGACAGAAAACAACCAGTTCTTTTCTATAGGTTGCTTCTCTGGCAACTATGTTGTTTTTATGAACATCAGGATCATAGCGATTGTAGAACGAAGGATTCAACCAATCACACTCTGATAGAAGTTCTCTATATGCTGCATACTTGTGTTCGATCTCCAGTATCTTTACTTCCAAAGGAGCATTGACCCATGTATATGCATTTGTGGGTGAGGGGTGTGGAAGCCAATACTTCAGCATAGGCAAACCATAATAGGTCCACTTCATCTTGGGAAACTCTTGCTTCATTCGACGAAGTGCCTTGAGCATGACTCGCGTTGCTTCTTGATTTTCTACAGTTCCTTCTCCCTTGTCTAATCCACGGAAGAAGTTACCCTCGTAGTCTAGTTGTCCATAACCCTCTGGTTCCTTGTCTCCATAATACTTTCTAACATTTTCTATGATCTTATCTTCATTGATACTGAGACTACCAGTTTCTTTGCCATGACCAATATCCCAAGATGCATACCAGATGTAATAGGTTTCTGCACCTGCTCTTCTTCTTGCAAATTGATCCATCTCCTCTTCTTGTTCAAGTTTGAGAATGGCATCATACATTGGAGGAACTGGAAACCTAGTTGATAGAACACCGTGTTGTGGATAGAGAATCAGGTTTCGATCTTCCTTCTCTTCTGCTGGTGGTTTACGAAGAAGAAACAAACCAAGATCTTCTCCGTTCACAATTCCATCTCCGTTTAAATCGTATGTTGGATCGTATGTTCCCCATGCAGACAAGAGATCAGGAAGAGTTAAATCGGGTTCTTTTGTTGGATATTCATCAGTATCTGCAATGTTTTTAATGGGTCTAAATGTTCTTAGTAACTTAGAGAGCATATATGTTTCCTTTTTCTTCGTTGACACTCAGAGTGTATATAGGTTTTATTATCTGTCAAGTAGAAAGTTTAAAGTTTTTTGATGTCGTAGTAATCATAAGCAAAGGTTACGTTTGCAGTCCAAGGAGTAAGATCTGTAATTTGACTGTCAAATTCAAATCCACTTACAGATATTGGGAACATATTGTAGAAAGTAACCTCTATGTTTGGA